GTTACACAAAGGTAGCACCTAACGTAGGTGACGTTAATCCTATTAGTCAAGAACTTGCAGACTGGTGTTTTGAGAATTTACAGTTAGATGATCTTGGAAACATTGCTTATGATATTGTAGGCATCAAAGGCCATGGAGTTGTTGCTATTGACACAAGTCCGTGGCGTGCATACGAACACATAGAAAGATTAGAACACATTTGCAAGATAGTTCTTGCGTCAGGAAAATATTAAAATGAGCAAACAACAATACAATTTAAACACAAAGACAGACTATCTTAATCGTAAGATGTTTCTAGACCCAGCAGGTCCAGTTACTATACAGAGATTTGAAGAAGTAAAGTACAAAAAGATTGCAGACTTTGAAGCCACAGCACGTGGTTTCTTTTGGCAACCAGAAGAGATTAGTCTAAGCAAAGATGCTAACGACTTCAAAGATGCCAGTGATGCAATTAAACATATCTTTACCAGTAACTTACTGCGACAAACTGCATTGGATAGTTTACAAGGACGAGGCCCAAGTCAAATCTTTATGCCAGTAATCAGCTTGCCTGAATTAGAAGCATTGGTGTACAACTGGACATTCTTTGAAACTAATATTCATTCAAAAAGCTATAGTCATATTATCCGTAACATTTATAATGTGCCTAAAGATGTTTTCAACACAATACACGACACTAAAGAAATTGTAGACATGGCAAGTAGTGTAGGTAACTACTACGAAGCACTACATGTTATCAACTGCCGTAAACAATTGGGTGAAACTATTCCAGAAAAAGAATATATTAAAGCAATCTATATGGCACTGCATGCCAGTTACGCATTAGAAGCTTTCCGTTTTATGGTTAGCTTTGCTACTAGTTTGGCCATGGTAGAAAACAAAATCTTTATTGGCAATGGTAACATTATCAGTTTGATCCTACAAGACGAATTACTACACAAAGGTTGGACAGCTTACCTTATCAATCAAGTAGTTAAAGAAGATCCACGTTTTGCTCAAGTCAAAGCAGAATGTGAACAAGAAGTTTATATGTTGTATATGGATGTTATACGTGAAGAAAAGGCATGGGCTGACTATTTGTTTATCAAAGGACCAGTTATTGGTTTAAACGCAAGCATTCTAAAAGACTTTGTTGACTTTACAGCAGTTGGCGCACTTAAAGATATTGGTATCAAATATAATAATCCAGCACCAAAGTCCACACCTATTCCTTGGTTTAACAAGCATACAGATACTAGTAAGAAACAAACAGCATTACAAGAAAATGAGTCAACCAATTACGTAATTGGTGTGATGGGTGAAGGCATTGACTACGACGCATTGCCTGCACTATAATAGCAAAAAGGATTTAGAATGTTAACAGTATACTCAAAGAACAACTGCCCGTTCTGTGACAGAGCAAAAGCACTATTAGAAAGTAAAGAGATTCCATTTACGGTAATTAAAATGGAAGACGATCCAACGGCACGTGAATTCCTAATGGATCAAGGACTACGTAGTGTACCACAGATTTTCAAGGACGGCGTTCTCCTACCAGGCGGCTATCAAGGCCTAGCTGGCAAAGACGAAGAATTTTTTAACACACTCAAAGGATAATATGTTAATCAACAAAGGCGTAACAATTGGTGAAGTAATCACATTAAAATTAACAAGCGGTGAAGAGATTGTCGCCAAATTAACTGAAGAGACAGATGCATATTACAAATTAAGTCGTCCAATGGTAATTGGACAAGGCCCACAGGGTCCAGGGCTAATGCCATACTTGTTTACTGTGTCCCCTAATAAAGAAATTAAGTTACTTAAAGCAACTGTTACAGTAGCAGAAGGCACTGACGAAGGCTTTGCAAAACAATTCCTAGAATCAACTAGTGGAATTAAATTAGTATAAAGGATACTAAATGAACGACAACGATATTATAACTATTACAAGTGAAGGTTGTTCGGATACTATGCTTGGCGGTATATCTAGTGAAGCTTTAGATACTATAACTCTAAACAACTACACTGGGTCATATGGTGCCGCTGGCATTGGTGGAGGTGGTGCTGGTACATACACAATTACAGCTGGTGGCGCAAGTGCAACTAGTGGTTCATATCTTTACAGTACTGGAACAGGCACGACTAATTGGTCAACAGGTACTTCATACATTACAACTGGTATTGGTTCTACACCAAGTATTAAAGTCACCGGTGATGCAGAGTTTGACGGCAATGTAACAATTAAAGGTAAAGATCTCGTATCTTTTATGGAAACATTAGAAAAACGTTTGGCCATATTGCAACCTGATCCTAAGAAATTAGAAAAGTTTGAAGCATTAAAGAAAGCATACAATCATTATAAAATGTTAGAAGCATTGTGTGAAGTACAAGAAGATGACGAATCTAAATAAATTCTTTGAAAGACACCAGTTACGTGTTTTAGATAAAAACAAACGTGCTCATAGAATGACTAGAATGAACACAAAGTTTTTTAAATTTGAAGATGACTACAACAAATTAATTAATGATAATGTAGCGTTTGAAACAGAGCCACTATACACAATAGAAGTGGCAGAAAGTGAACTGCATAGAATTGCAGATTTTGAAGCAGAAGTTTTCAATCATATGGAAAGTGGTAGTCACTACAGAATGTTTGAAGCAGTAATGGAACAAAAAGAACAAGAGAGATATTTGAAAGACAAATATCCCGCCGTAAAGAAGGCATACGAGCATTATAGTTTAATTCTTAAATTGGCAGAATCAGGCGAACTATAAGGTTGACTTCGGTCACAAAAGGCTGTATCATAAGATAAGGCCCAAAATAATCAATGGAAATATTAATAATCTCCCTGCTAATGTTCAAACATTTCTTGGGCGACTTTGTCTTTCAAATGAACTATATGATTGCTGAAAAAGGATCGTATGGAATGAGGGGTGGACTTGATCATGCAAGTATACATGCCTTCTTAACAGCAGTTATAATTTGGATATTTGTTCCAGTATTATCAACTGTATTTTTAGTTGGATTGATAGATGGAATTTTACACTATCATATAGATTGGCTTAAATCAAATATGTCTAAAGAATACACGGTAAAAGATCGTGCATTTTGGATATGGTTTGGTATGGATCAGTTAGCCCACTACTTAACCTATGCTGGTATTACAATTTGGGTACTGGCATATTATGGATACTTAACACAATGAAAAAAGAAGAATATAAAATTAAACAACCAGTTTGGATTCACATGGGTGAAAGTAAACTTGTTGGCGGCAGAGTTGTAGAAGTAATTGACTTGGTACATTTGAAAGAAGGACACAGTGAAAACAATGAACTGTATGTAATTGAAATACCATCAAGCATTGAACCAATTTATGAAGTTCGTACTTGGGAACAAATTAGTCCAAATTCTAAAGGTCCTATTAACTTGTTCACACAGGTAAAGGGCGAATTACAAGCGGCTAATCGTATGCTTAAAAAGATTGGTATTGTATTACCAGATGGAACAGTTAATACTGAAGTTTATAATGATGATTTTGAAGGTGACGGCCATGATGGTATGGGCTCAATTGATGAGCCAACTCCAGAGCAAATACATGCGGCTATGGAACGTGCAGAACAAGCAAACAGAGATAGCTTCACTGTAGAAACAGTTAGTAAAACTAATCCACGTTTTAACAATAGAAAGAAATCAAATGCGAAAAGACCTAGACGAGCTCCTGTGCCAAAAGTATCCTAAGATGATGGTTAATCGTCATGCTCCTATGACGGAAACTTGTATGTGTTGGGGATTTGCTTGTGGTGATGGTTGGTTCAATATCTTGGATCAGCTTATGGGCAATATTCAGCATCACATTGACTGGAAAGAGAAACAGCGCAATGGCGCTATCAAATACAACGAAATGGCTGCACAGGCCAAGGCTGGTAATTTTGACTTATTTGAAGAAGACATGAAGGCGTTACCCAACGATGAGTATAAAGAAAAGCGCCTAGCAGAAATTATTGCCGGAGACTTTAGAACTGTACCTGAGTCTATTCCACAAGTAACGTTGGATCAAGTTAAAGAGAAGTTTGGTACACTGAGATTTTATTATTCAGGCGGTGATGACTACATCAGCGGTATGGTATCACTAGCAGAGAGTATGACTGGTGTCACTTGTGAAAGCTGTGGTAATGTTGGTGAACGCCGTGGTGGCGGATGGGTGCATACATATTGCACACCATGTGAAGAAAAACGTAAAGCAGAGCGTGAAGCTCAGTTTTCAGAAGATTAAGCATCTAAATTTTAATTATGAAATCTGTAAAACTTTCACTTGCCCAGTGGGAAGATATACAAGATAAAATCCGTAATGATTATCCTCCCAGTGTAACACTAATACGTTCTAAAATGAAACGTGTATTAGGTTTCACTGTGAGAGAACATAAAGAGTACATTGCAAAAATGGACGGTGGATATAGTAACACCACCATTCATCTAGACTTTTACCAAGAAAAATACAAATCGTTATTCTTATTAAGGTACGGTGATTATGGGAATGATCTACGAGTACAGTGAAGAAGATAAAAAACTGTTGTTCAATCCTATCAATGGACATTTAATCAGTATGCCTCCAAAAATTAAATGGCAACAATTACCAGGTAATAAACTACAGGCCTATACGGACGATATACAACCACGTGGGTTTGAACGTGGACTCAATGAATCTGATATGGATCCAATACAAGAATGGTGTGAACAAAACAAATGTGGGAAACGAATGAGTTTCAATATTTGGCACTTTAAAAGTAAAAAATATATTACTATGTTTTTGTTGAGATGGGCATGATAAAGAAACGCTTATTAACTAATAGAGCAACAGTTGTTCCGTTACGTGTTGTACAAAAGAATAAATTTGAAGTAATTGACCGTGCAGTAGTTGACGGTGAAAAATGGTTTGTAATACAAGTAGAACCAAAAGTTGGTCCATGGCTTCGTGAGCAACGTTCTGAATGGTGGTACGAACACATGACAACACAGTACCAATATCGCGTACTCGATACATTTGATGTACATGAAAAACTTTATACATTGTTAGCGTTAAAATGGAGTTGATAGCAAATCACGAATATCATGGAATTGAAGTGGCATCAATTCCTACTCATGTATTAGTTTGGATAGTGGAAAAATTTGGACCATCGGGCGATAGATGGTTTGTTAAACATGGGTTAAGTAGTCAAATGTTATACTTTAAAAGTGACAAGGATCATTTACTATTCTTAATCACTTGGGGCAAGTAGTGGCAGTAATAAGTAAAATGCAACCATATAAAGGTTACTTAGGAGAAGCTCCAAAAAAGGAGACATACAAATATATGCAGATAGAAGATAGGGTACATGAGGTGCATGATGCCGTTGTACATACATTTAATATGGGTGATGTTGAAGACCCTGTGTTATATGCCGCTGAGCCGTTGATGGCTTGGCAAAATAGTGATGCTGGTAAATGGGTAATGGAACATGCTGTTGAAACACCCATGTGGCACAGGCAAATCAATGCCATTAATTGGGGACACACATTCGCCGTCACTGCTAAACTAAAAGCAAAGGATTATTCATTCTTTTTGCTAAAATGGGGTCAGACCGGCACCCGCGGAAATTAACATGAAACGAAGTATAAACGCTATAGTAGCAGTGGATGAACAGTGGGGTATTGGCAAAGATAATAATATGCCATGGCCAAGGTTAGATGAAGATTTGAAACGTTTCAAAATACTTACAGATGATGCAATGATTGTCATGGGTAAGAACACATGGTTAAGTTTACCAAAACGACCTTTACCAAATAGACAAAATGTAGTGATCAGCAAGACGCTAAAAGATGATGCCGCAATCGTCATGTCTGGAGATGCCAAGAGCATAATTACTAAGTTGAAACAGCTTACTGATAAGGACATTTGGATTATTGGTGGCGAGCAGATTTATAAGCAATTTTTGCCATATTGCAATAGTGTTTATATTACTCAAATTCATGATGATTTTGACTGCGATACTCGTTTTCCTGAAGCATTATTAGATAGACATTTTGTGATCGATTACACGGAAAACAGTATACTAGACAATGATGTAGAAACACACTACGAAATATGGGAAAAAGATGACATTTTTAATTAAAAAGCCTATAGCAACGGGCGATATTATTACAATAAAGCTACAAACTGCTGAAGAATTAATATGTAGAGTAGAAAAAGATGAGGACAATACACTTACAGTTAGCCGTCCTTTAACACTTACATATGGGGCACAGGGTGTAGGAATGACCCCATGGATTATGACAGGGGATGAAAACAATCATATTGCTATCAATAAGGCTATGATTATGGCCACTACCCCAACTATGAAACAGGCCGCAGATCAGTATATTCAAGGCACTACCGGAATTAAACCAGTTGGTCGTAACTAATAAATACTCCATATAGGAGATAGAGTATGGCCGCTGGCGGAACGATAACAATGACACCTGTAGTTTTAACAGCTACGGGACCTGATGTAGTAACAACATATACACCAGCATCCACAATAGTGACCCCTGATTACAGTGCTGAGTTGGCATTAATAACTGAGCAAGTTAGTGAGTTAACTGCTACAATGGTTAAAATGAATTTGAGTCTAACAACATTGGCTGCATCGTTAGTTGCTATAGAAGCTATATTAATTGCTGTACAAACACCCACTGGTGATTTTAGAACTAAAGAAGTAGGTGTCACTACAGATAATATTTTGGTTAATACAGCATTAACTAAATCTGCAATATCTCCTCCACCTAATACAGGAATATAATCATGCCAGTAATATTACCAGCAACCGGCCAATTTACTGGCGGCACAACAGACAACAGTACAGAATTTGCTACATTAAAAACTGCACTCGTAAGTCTTAATACACAGGCAACTCTAATGGAACTTGCCATCAAAGGTGTTAGCACATCTGTTGGACTTATTCAAACTAATCTTGGTAGAAGTGTGAGAGGTAATCTTATACCAGGACCAAATTTTGGTGCGGCAGTTGGGGTCAAATCTGCTAATGCCGCATTTGAATATGATGTCAATGCCGCAGTGCTACTGAGACGTAATCAATTATCAAGTCCTGAAGACCAATTTCCAATTCCCCCACCACAGCCTGGTGAGACAGGACTATAATGCCTCAAGTTGCTAGAGTTGGAGATATTGCAGGAGGCACCATTGTTAATGGTGCTAATACTGTACTAGCTGGCGGGGTGCCTGTTGCTACATTGGGTAGCGTAGTTTCTGATGGATCTGTTATTATAGATGGTAGCAACAATGTGCTAGCTGAAGGAAAGCCGTTAGCAAGTTTGGGTAGTGTTACTAGCAAGGGCAACACAGTTGCTAACGGCATACTGACAGTTATAACCAGTTAATTACCAAAGGTCAGCTTTAACTGGCTTAAACTCATTTAATGGCTTAGGCAATGTATGCTTAAATCCATGCTTCATCAAAACATAAATCATAAACGTGGTACCATAAACATCTTGGTGTTTACCGTTTTTAGTCATGTCTAAACGTTTTGGTCGGAAGTCTGGCTCACCAACTTCTGGTTCACGATGAACTTTGTCGTACCAACTGTTGTATGCTTGATCCAATTTACGCCAAAACTTGTTAAGTCCTTTTTGACCTGTGAACTCGCACTCAAAGGCATTCCAAAAGATTGTGGTCATGTCGGTGATAAACTTGTCATTAAGTTCGACATTTGGATCTTCAGCACAGGCACGGAAAAAGTTATTGATCATGATAAGTTCTTTGGACTCAACATGGCGATTTTCAAATTTCTTACGTTCGTCCCAATACTTACAGAAGTTACCAACAATGTTGATATCCTCATCAATAATAGCGGCCACTTGCGTAATTGCACCAGCGGCATCAGTATTTTGATATGCAGTACTAGTCAAAAACAAATCCACAGCTTCTAACATCTGTTGTTTGAGTTCAGCAGTGCGCCAATCCAAATTATTGGAATTATCCATACGGACACCAAAAACCTTTTGACTGTACAAGTCCAATGGATCTAAACTTTTCTTGCCGCCGCCATCAGCTTCGTCTGTATTAAGGATAATAAAGTTTTCACGTATTGCAGACTTGTCGTTTGACGGGGCAATAACAACTGGAACAGTAACATTACTTGCAGATTGGTCGTAAATCATGCAGTAAATGATGTATAATACAATGGTAGTATGTTGGCCGTCCCAAGCAATTAAACAACCAGGAGCTGCCAAATCTTCATATACGTTAACAGCAAGTACACGGGTCTCGGCAAAGTTGCGAATAATCTTTTGTACGTGTTCCCAATCCAAAGGACGATTCATCGTATCGTCAATACGCAAGTCAGTCAATTTGGCTTCTGCGGCACGAGCTAATTTGATATCAGTAACCAGCAATGTTGGGTTATTCTGTTTGAACACGCGAATGGAATGAAGTAGTTCGTCCATTGCCCCTGGCACTGCTTTACAGTATTCATCGATACGTTGTTTGGCACTAACAAACACAGATGTGTTAGTATTGTAACGAGCATTGATAACTTGAGCAGTTGTCAGTTTCAACTTGTATGTTGCGGATGTTGCCGTCTGTGTCATGATTAGCCTTTCAAAGTACGAGCATTGTCATTAAAAGTTTCATCGTTAGCAAGTGGTTGCAGACGATGGATAAGTGCGCCTTCCATTGCGGTCAGCTCAGTTTCCTTGTGCAGTATAAAATATTGTACTGTCCAAAGTTCGGGGTTAAGATTGTAAACGGAATAGTTTTCACGCAACCATTGCCAACCTTTTGTATCATTAGTACCATGCTTAAATTCTGCCAAAGCCTTTTCCCAGTGTTTGCTTTGACGAGCACGTACCCAACCTTTACCAACGTAGACTACTTTATCGCCTTCGGAAATAATGTAGACGCCATTATGCTTTGATGGAATACCTTTGTACAGTTTGAACTGTTTGCTGATAATTTCTGCTTGAATACCAAAATGGTCAAGCTCGCTTTTAATTGTTGTTTCTACTGTCATTTGATTTCGTCCGATGTTTCTGGAAAGTGACTGATAATCAAATCCAGCGCCGCAATGGTTTGAATGTTAAGCCCTACATCTTCAGGATGCATCCAATAGCCGTCTGGATTGGCATCGCTCTTTGGATTCTTTTTCCACTGCTTGAGTTCTTTCTTAAGATAAGAACGATAGTCTTTGAGATTCATACTGGTAATACGATCCGCAGTTTCGCCATCAATCCATTGGTATGGTTTATGTTTAGCTTTTGACATCATAAATCCTTAGTGTGTTTACAAGTTCCACGAAATGTAAATCCTGCACAAGTGCAAGTCTTAGCATCCGGGTCAACAAAATAACTGTCGCCTTTTGAACCTTTGACTTCAATTAAATTGCTTTTGATTGTAACATCAAAAGGATTTGTTGTCAACTTTTCAAACTTGCGACCGCTTTTACTAATACGTATTGGATTTTTAAAGTAGAAGGGAACACCTTCATTGAATTTTATGTAGGCAACCATTTTGTCACCATCCAAAAGATACGTGTGGTTGGCTTGTATACTGCCTTCCCATTTTGTAACTTCTTTGACTGCTTCCATCACCACTCCTTTATGTTCCAATATGTATATATTATACACTGGTTTTACCTAAAAGTCAAGTGGCTAGTTACTCGAAACGTTAAAAACTAATGTGATTCTTCCGTCTTTAGAATGATTAATTGGTACTGAATGCTGTAACCAAGATTCCCAAATTAGAAATAATCCCTCTTCTGATGGAACGTATAATTCGTCCCAATTATTTGGATTGCTTTCTTTAATAGGATATGCAATACAGTTTTTATGTGGTCTAGGATCGAAAAATTTTATATTAGATGACCCTTCAGGCACCTGCAAATAAAATACTCCCGACAGTAACGAGTTTGCATGAGCATGTCTATCATGACTTTCGCCTTCGAACATTTCGCTAGTAAACACTTCTATTTTGAAACCAATTTTTTGAGAATCATATCCGCAATTTTCAAAATATTCTATAGTTTTTTCTTGAACGTAATCTACAAATGGTTTAATATCTAATTGGCTTTCAAGACCTTTGCCATAGGTAGTTTTATAACCCCAAGTGTAAGTTCTCATATTATTATCATTTAGATATTTCTTTGCTACTGGCAACATAGCCTTAGCCAAATCTATATTAGTGTCTGATGATATAATGGTTGGGAAATAAAAATTCAAAAACATTATCTACCTTTGCGCCATTCTTCTTTAGCAATTTTGAATTCTTCTATAATACGTTTAGTCATATACCAAGCAGATTTCCAAAAGCATCCAATGATGAGCCCAGTGACAAACCAATCAAATTTGGTCCACTCAGATATGAACATTGTCGTTCCAGTGCCTTGTGTCGTAAATGCTAAACTCCACAGTATAACCAATTAGGCCAAACATCAAATGTATGCCTGCATGATCACGTCTTGTGGTTATTTCTATATTGACATCAATTACATGATGTGAACGATATCCGTTAAACTCCCAAGCCTTGTGTTTTGGTAATAACCCATTTTTAAACCAAATGGTCTCCCAACGGTTACTCCAAGGATTGGTGACGCTTAAATTAAAATTAATCATCTTCTCGAGTGAGACTTCCATCTTCAAATTCTGCAATAGCATGGCGCAATGCTTCTTCAACAAGCTCGTTAAAAGTCATATCACGTTCGTGTGCTAGTTTCATGTATTGTAACAGTTCTTCATCGGTAAAGTCAACTGGAACTTGCACCCGTGTATCATAGTCCTCTCCTGCTTTAATAGCTAGGAACTTTTGAATAAAGTCGTCATCAACATCTAAATTAACATATTCCACCATGTCCCACGCTTCGTTCAAATTAACATTACGGGCCTTGGCTTCTTTGTGATGTTTTTTAATGTAGTCTGGATTGATCATGCGATATGCACGGTCATGAGTGTAGTCACATACTTCTACTTCGTAGACTTTGTGACTCTTAGTGCTAAACACAATATTAGCACTATACCCACCTGCACCGTGTATACCATTCCAACTAGACAGTTGATAACTATTTGGGCCGTAGCACGACCAACCATAAGTGTCACCTTCGGTAATTTTATAGTCAACTAACTCCATCCATTCTTTCATCGTAATCATTTTTCAATTCCTTCTGCTATTTTGCTATCTTTAATAGTGCGCATCAATTGTCGATTGCGTTCGTCTTGTTCTTTGCGGGCACGTTTCTTGTCATCACTCAAACGTAACATCATGTCGTACTCACGTGCCCAACGTACACCGTGTAGCCAAGTTTCCAATCCTTCTATACTGCCTACATACAGTTCAGCGTCGCGGCTGTAAATTGGCAATGCATCAGGATCTTTTGGCCTAAGGCTTAGGGCACCGTGATCATCACTCCAATCACTATGCTTGCTTTTGGCAAACTTAAAACCCAGTTTGTCAATTTGTTCTTCAAGCCGACGAATTCGATCAATTGTGTTCCAGCCACTCATACAATCTTTCCTAA